AGGTTTCAAAAGCTACTAAACGATGGCCAGAACAAATACGGAGAAAAGCAGAAAAAAATAGTTGACGACTTTGCAAAATCAATTGGGTTATCTGAGCGTTTTGCCAATACTACTGTGGGTAAAATCTATGAGGGAATGGAGGTTATAGCAAAGGGCGGAGAAGAAGCTGTTAGCTATGCCATTAGTTTCGCTAATGAGTTTCAAAAAGCCTTCAATCTACAAAACATTGGACTCAATGTTTTTAATAAAATCGTTGATAACACAATAGATGTCTTTAAGGCATTTGACAATGCTCAAGCTTCAATTGCAAAAGCCACCGCTCAAGGAAGAGAGTTCAACGACACTCTCTATGAGGTCGGACGAGCAGGAAATCTGTTTGGGGTTGACATGGCAGAGGCTGCGGATGCAATCAAAGTAATGGTCGCGCAGACATCGGCCTTCACCAACCTAAGCGAAGATCTTCGGACCAGCCTTGCTCTCGACGTTGCGAAGATGCAAGAACTTGGTGTTGCAACAAGCGATTCTGCTGAAATCTTCCAAAACTTCAATCAGGGGTTAGGCATAACCGAAACCGAATCAATGAAGATGCAGAAAGAACTTGCAATGGCTGGTGTTGAGACCAGCATTGGTGCTGCGAAGATAACGAAAGACTTCAATGCATCTCTTTCAACATTGATGGTTTATGGTCGAGAGTCCGTAAATGTCTTTAAGGGACTTGCTGCCGCTGCCAAGGCTGCTGGGGTTGAAACATCGACTCTTTTAGATATTGCAAACAGATTTG